CTGGACTCGGATACCTGCCCCCGACCGAAGTCGTTATCAGGTCCGATTGTTATTAGATTAACTTGATTCAATTTTGGTTAATCAACTCGCTAAGCGAGTATCATAACATCGATCTATAACTTCAGAGGCTTGGGGCCCCATCCATTAGTTAGCGAAGCCACTCCTTTGGGTTCATTTGTATCCAAGGAACACCGGTAGCTAACCGTGTCCCTCTAAGAGTCTGTACTAGAGTAATACCTTATTACTAAGACAAGACTATCACTAGTCCTTTTTAACCAGGCGTCGATATCGCTGCCACAACTTGACTGATTTGTCAGGTCGTGGTGTGAACAGGCTTTCGCCTGAACATCGCGCAACTCGGGCGTCTTTTGGTAAGGCAGAGGCCTTATCCAAGGTCTTATCTAGCCTGCTAAAGAGCTCTTCGAGCTCAGTAGCATCCTCTATTGGAGTACCTTGTACCTCTAAAATTAAGGTTTCAAGTTCAGCGGCTACGTTCATTAGATCAACCGAAATCGGTCTTAGGACCAATTTTTGGTATAAGTCGAACAGGGTACGTGTAGGAAAAGGAAGGGTAGGAACCCAACCTGGACCAGACGTCCTTGAAAAGGATTTAATCCTTTTGTCCAACTGACCTTTAACTTGACCGCTCGCCCAGTCAACCATAGACTGCAGGACAGAGCCCGCACTCGTAGGTGTCATAGGAGCCCCTCTGATTCCCGGTGTATCCATACTAATCCAATCGATAAATCGACTGGACAGTAGGCCACCAGGTCTCTTCAGGAAAACTATCAATCCTCGAAGACGAGTTTTTGACTTTAAGCATCCCTGTAGGGATCCAAGAGCCTTATACCCGAAGCCGCAAGATCTGAGAATTGAGCTAAGCTTATTTTCCCAGATACCCGGTATTTTTGCTAGTACCCCCTCAAAGGTTGCGAGATTTCGCATACCAGCGAGGTATCCTTTTACAGATATGGGAGTAGCATCCACGCCACGAACTACAGTCCGTTTTGCGAATTCAAAGGTTCCATTTGAAGAAACAAGAGACTTAGTCTCCTGGATCTCTACATGGAGTTCCTTTGTCATTAATTCCAGGTATTTATGCGCAACGAGTTTGTCAGCGATGACAATATCGTCTCCTAATAGAGCGTACTTGGTAAACCAGGCACTGTTCCAACCATAGACACGAGCAGCTGAAAGTTGCACGCAGAAATGGTGAGTCAGAGCCAGCATGGCCCAAGAGGAATACGCGCCCATAGGTTGTCCACAAGCATAAAGAACAGTTGTCTGATTCAGACCCCGTTCTTTAGCGGTCCTACGGTGGATGTCATAAGACCTTCCAACCAGTAGGGTGGCCCACAGTCGCGCAACCTTCTCACCCAGAAACCAGGCTAGAATGGACTCTTGCAAAGCAAGAGGGAGTCTATCCGTCGCAGAAGACAAATC